AAAATTCAAACCATAACCAACAAAATTAGAATCATCTTCTTCTTCCTTGCTGGTATTTACAGCCCCTAGCTGGCTTCCTTTCAAAAACCCCCAGAATTCGCAACACTACCGCTCTTCCAAGTCAAAACATGTCTAGTAACATAAGGCCCAGAGGCGCGAAGGCGAATAAATAAATCACAATTTGCTCTCACATCGCTTGTGCTAGCAACAACAAACTGCGGCAGCGGCAACGGCCCTGTCATAGGAAATAATTGAGTTGTATATCCCTCTGGGACATCAAACTCATGTCTTTCTTCAACACCATAATTATAGGCGTTGGATGAAAACTTCTTACGGTTTGGCCACGCTCTGAGATCCTTCACGTCACTGACGGAAGCACCCTTAGCTTGCATCCCACAGAAAATGGCGCCCTTGGCGTCATCAAAAGAAATAGCTACCATTACACCTTCAAAGTAAACGGTACCCTTACCAGGCAACCAGTCCTTGAGTAAGTCTTGAAAATCAACTATCATAGTGCCCGCGCTATCAATATTCATTGCATAAGTATGCAAAAAGAAATTGTCGCCTCCAACGCTCGGTAACCTCTCAACAGTCCTCGGCAACTCAGGCAGCGATTGCGCAATCTGTACTTCACTCATTCTGTATAGTCAGCAGCAGTATTTAAATCAGAAATCGCAGCGGTATACGCTCTAGACTCCGGTTCAAATGTGCTCAAACTGACAGCATTCCCAATCACTCTCAAAATCCTAGAATTCCACATGGCATCTAAGGGTTGAGGCGTCACCTCAACTCCTTTGACCATTTGCCAACTAACTTTATGTTTACGTCGAATATTGAAAATCTCATGACCTAAAATGTTCAACGGTGCGGCCAATTCCTCTGGGAACTCACTTGTCAACTCTCCAAGTCGATAAATGCTCAGGAAATCTAAGTAGTAACCGTCAATAACATCTCTAAGTTTTCCACTTTCAGACGCAACTAAAAGTCGTTTCAATAGAATCCTTGGATCCTTGAAACATTCTCCCCTCATCTCAAGATAGGAACAGAATTCCCCAACAGGTCCTTCACCGTACTTCAACTTGCCATGATACAAGTGCTTGACATGCTGCCAAATTGGATTGACAGTTAATTTACGATAGCTCAAAACATCATCGCCGCCGATTTTCATCGGATGACCCGGCTTAACGTTAAACATCGTTGTGATCAAAGCACCTGTGAACATCGTATTAAGGAAGAAAGTAAATATTTCACCTGAAAACCGCATCAACCCAAAATGGATTGTCGCAGTCTTGAAATCATACTTATCGTCCAAATATCTCTTGATCTGAACATCAGGCATGCCGAAATGTGCG